CAACAAAGTACGTGCAAAGACCTTTTTACCTGAAAGGCAAAAGTCCTGGCACGCTCCAATGGTTTTAGACCAATGTGAAGAAGTCAGGTCCGGCAATGGTACGCCGGACCAAAGTCCCTCAACGACAGAATCCCCTCAAATGAACGAGAAGAGTTTAGCAGTATGCTCTTCTGTCATAAGAGATTTGACAGCTGAATATCAAGCTGTGTCAAAAGAATTTCTCTCTTTGGGTCTTACTACAAACGCTCCCTTAATACTGCAACACCTCGAACAATGGCTAGTTACCTTTGTCATGTTCGGTCTCGATTTCACTCTACATAAAGAGAAGCTTTTTTTCCTGCTTCTCGATAAGGTAGTAGAGGTCGATGAGGTGTGTGATCTCGGTGGGACGGTGTTAGAGTACTTCAAGTTCTTTAATGCTTCCTTTATCGCATACTGGCTCCCTGATCAAGATAAACCCGCTGAACCTCAGTGGTTTGTCCGATTGGTCGAACGCCGCTCTTGGATGGGAAAGACTTTGAATCCGAAATATTTATTCGGGTCCTTCCTATACCAGTTCCAACGTAGGCTCTTCTTAAATGAGGAGCTGATGTTTTCCTTCTGTGTCGATATACTCAATTCAAAGAAAGGCATGCCTCGTCCTTCACCAGAAATGGTGAGGAAGAAGGAGCTAGAGGCTGAGGTCATTATGACTACTCCTAAGGAGGTCATTGACTCTGTGCTTCTGCCGATCGGAGATTTGAATTTCTTACACGTCTCGTCTGGAAAGGGTTCGTCTGTGAAGACAACCTGGATCCCAGAGGACGGTTTGAGAACGTACACGGAAGTTACGAAGGATATGTTTGAGCGTCAGATTGATCGTGTTGTCAAAGAAGTGTATGCTAAAGTTGATCCCTGCCTTGATAGGCTCACCTCTCTCTTCCTCCCCTCGCAATCGTCTAATTATAACTTTACTAGATCTAAATATGGCACATTTGGCGAACTCTGTGATTTTCCAGAGTTTGGTGAATTCTTCGCAAATACCCGATCTCGACTTCGCTTCTCACACCAGATGACAAAACTGAAAGGTTATGTCTCAGAGTACTACGGTGACGTAGGACTTGATGATGAGTTGTCCCGCTCACAAGAAAATCTTGAAGATTTTTTCCTTGGCGGTGGAGTCGATATCGAAGGGTTTCTCCAGGAATGGAGAAAATTTTATTGGAAGATGGTTCACTATGCCTATGTTGAAAAGCCATTGGTAAAGCTTATTGGACTCTCCGAAGCCTTAAAGATTCGAATAATCTCCAAAGGTCCTCCTATTCTCTACTTTATCTTGAAACCATTTCAAAGACTGATGTGGTCAGAGCTCCAGAAATTTTGGAACTTTGAACTAACGGGTCGCACGGTTAACCTAGAACTCGTCAATGAGCGTTTTGGTAAATACCTCGATGGAAATTTTATATTCCATTCTGGTGATTACAAAGACGCAACTAACGAGATTCATTCCTGGTGTTCCGAGCGCGTAGCAGATTCCTTTTTGAAGGTCTGCGACCGTAACAGTCATGGTGAGACAAAGACAGGGTTCCATGACACGTTTCATCCGTTATTTTTGAAGAGTTTAACTCAACATGTTTACGAGATGGAAGACGGTAGTCACAAGAACCAAGAGAGGGGACAACTAATGGGATCAATTATGTCTTTTCCTGTC